AGTGGGCCAGCCACCCTCCTTCGGCGGCTCGCCATCACCCACGAGCAGCCCGGACGCGCGCGCACCATCCAGGATCAGCGTCGTCAGATCGCCCCTGCGCATCACACCACCCTACGCGCCTGCTCGACTCCGGCGCGCTCACCAGCGGCCTTCGCGGCGTTCAGCTGCTGCTGATTCGCCCCGATCACACTGATGGTCGTCTTCTCCACAGTGCTCGCAGCCACACGTACGACGATCGGCTTGCCCGCCTGCGGGTTCATCAACGCCGATGAGAAACCCTCCGCAGCGGCGCTCAGCACCACCGGGCGCGAGTCGAGCACCTGCTGGCGCTGCATCCTCAGCGCGGCCTGCCCAGCGTCCTGTTCGCTCACTGGTCCTCCACGTACGCCCACTCTTTGAACCGCGCCGCGCCGGTCACCATGTGCTTGCGCACGATCGGGAACTGACCTCCCGAATCGACTGTGATCACGGTGAAGAACCTGTCCACCGTCAACGGATCCGGGTGGTCGGTGACCTGGATCAAGTCGTCGTGCTGGCTGACGATTGGGACTCCACCCACGTCGATCGGTGTGGTGATGGACGTCGACGAGAACACCTGCGTTTCGCCGGCCACATCCATCGACGAGTCCGACGCGCCCCAAACGCGGGCCGGGCCGGTATAGATCACCTTCAGCAGCAGTGACTCCTCCGTCGGCGGCATCACCCCGAAGTCGCCGTACTCGGGGTGCAGTTCCATCCGCGAGATGATCACCGAGTGCACCATATTACGCTCCGCGTACAACCTGGCGCGCCTGATCGACTCGGTGACGCTGTAGCCGAGTGGCTGTTTGGGCGTGCCGGTGAGCATTATTCGTTCCCGGAGACCAGCGGGTCGCTGTCCGGATACGGGTGCTGCCCGGGGTCGTAGTCGCCGTAGTCCTGGCGGCCCGCCTCGTAGTTGTCCATCGATCCGATGCCGAACCGCAGCGGCTTGATCGTCAAGTCGCGGTACTCGTCCCACATCACCCCACCGAGGTCCGGGAACGCCCCGGCCGCGGAGTCCTCGTGTGCCTGATTGCGCAGCTTCGCTGCCAACTGCTGATACTTGGCGGCGAGTTCCGACGTGCCGACGGACACCCCGTCGGCCGACACACTCACCTCACGGGTGAACTTGGCCGCGATGACCTCGGCAGCCATCGATGCGACGAACACCACCGACGAGCGTATGGGCAGCCACGTTTCGAGCAGGTAGTCGATCTCGTCGTCGCTCATCAGCTCGTTGGACGGATCGGTGTCCTGCACCCAGAAGCGCACCGCATCACGGTCAGTGGCGATCGGGGTCGTGTATGACATCACAGCCTCCTAAGCAATTAAGCCCCGCACCGGGGATGGAGGTCCGGTGCGGGGCCCACAACCGTCCGAGAATGCGGGGGAGACCAGACGGTGGTCATGAGTTATTCGATGATCTGTTCGAGGGCCTGGATCAAAGTGCTTCTCGGATTGCTCTTCGACATTTCCACGTCCCACGCATCCTGAGCGCGATCAACGTCGTCATTGACCCACGCCAACACGTCCGCGATAGTGCCGAAAGGCACCTTGTCCTTCCCGTCCTCCTCGAACGCACCCGTCCCGGTCTGGGACTTGGAAGGGAGACTCCTGCCCTCCGGCGGAGGAGCTGCACCAAGGCGATCAGCCCCGTTGAACAGCAACCACGACCACTCGACAGAAGGAACGTGCACGGGCTGAGGATGCTTCGACGCAGGCCGGTCACCATACGGAGACGCCACAGCCGGCACAATCCGATGCTGCGAAATCAAAGCATCCAGATGACGGCACGACAACACATCGATGATGTCGATCGGATCACCAACAGCGTACGTCGTCCCGTTGATCCTCTGGTTCCGGCCAGAAACGAACGGCGAAAGGTCCTGATACCGCAGACCGGCCATAGCTGCCTCCTTGTCAGGCGACGGCACTCCCGATGTACACGCCCATGTCCTTGGCCACGACCTTCTGGTCGTAGGTCATCTCCGCCTCGATCCGGTCTGAAGCGATGTGCTCCATCCGGAAACGCTTGATGCGGATGCCCTGACTGTTGCCACCCAGGTAGCCGTTCCACGTGAACGTGTAGCCGGCGGTCGGAGTCTGCAGCGAGGGGGACGAGGTGGTGTACAGCAGCAGTGCGCCCTTGCTCGGCGTGATGAAGTCGAACGTGCCGGCCGCGTCCTGGGTCTGCATGTCCGTGGTCTCCGGCCCGGTAGCCACCGTCGCGTACGAGGTGTACAGCTTGTTCACCCCGAACAGCGTGGCGATCAGGTCCTCGGACACGATGCCGCGCTGGGTGTACTTGATCCGCTCGATGATCGCCGGGTGCTGCTTCAGCGCCGCCATCGTGTGAGCGCCGAGCACCATCGTGTTCGGCGAGAACCCGGTCAGCTTGCGGAACTCGATCTGCCAGTTTGACAGGTCCGACACCGGGTCGGACCCAGCGTCGTCCCACTGGGTGAAGTCGGTTCCACCGTCGTACTCGGTCTCCCACACCCCGGCCTGGAAGAACTGGGCGTTCCAGTCCAGGTCCCGGCGAAGAAGCATCTGATTGGTGATGAATTCCGTGGAGTCGCGCTCGAGGTTGTAGATCGAGTCGGCGTTGCTACGCACCTGGTCGTCGATGTCCTTGTGGACGCCGTAGACGTGGCAGTAATAGAAGTCGTGAGACGTCTTCCAACCGACGCCGACGGTCTCGGTGCCGGGTGCACGCTTCTGCACCTCGGTCCGCCGCCAGTCCGTCTTGCTGTACTTGACGTACGAGTTCGACTGCTTCTTCACCGGCACCTTGGGGAACACCTTGTCGGCGATGTACGCCGAGGAGTTCTGCAGGTAGGCGATGCTCACGTTCGTCAACGGAACGTTGACGTGAAGATCGCTCTGAGTGGGGCTAGGCATCTGTCGTGCTCCTTATCAGTACAGGAGAACCGGGATGAGTTCCCCGGCCCCGCCAGCAGCTTGTAGTGCGACGCCAACCGCCCAGCCGGTTGACTTGGTGACGGCCTGAGCGCTTCCATTGGCCTGGACCTCGGCTCCGGCTGCGATGGCAGCGCCGGCGACCACGTTGCTCACCCCGCGGATCGCAACGGTAGCGGCTGCACCCTCGTTCTGCGGCTTGTTCTGCAGCACCCCGTGGGCCTTGTCGCCGGATGCGGCCAGACCGGCCGTAGCAGCGTCTGTGATGACTACGAAGTGGTACTGCTTTCCGCCGTGCGGGGAAGCCGATCCGGGGTATCCCGGAGGACCGGTGTACACCCCGATGGTGTCGTCGGCCTTGAGGGTGATCGACCTAATTGACTCTTCGTAGCTCATGACTACACACCACCGTTCTCGCGCAGGTACATCTCATAGGCTTCGGGGTTCTGCTCGAAGAGCAGAGTCGACGCTTCGGCCATGGACAGTGAACCGTCGGACTTGCCAACCAGTTCCTCGGCGAACCTGTCGACCTGCGACAGGACGTCGTTGTTGTCGGTGTCCCCGACTGCGCCGATCTCGTCGTAGATGTCGTCACCGATCGCCTCGAACAGCTGGTCAAGCAGTTCGAGCTGGTCGTCGTCGAGGACAGTCGCAGCAGCCTTGAGGATCAGGCCGAGATCCACCGGGTCGACCGGGAGGTTGTACTCGGCGGCCTTGGAGATGAACGCCTCGGTGGCACGCTCGTCCTCGAGCTGCTCCGCGTAGGCGTACGCCTCGTCCGCGGCGGCCTGGGCCTTCTCGATCTCGTCGCCGAGCGCACTGGCCAGCTGTAGTTCGCGCTCGTCCCGGTCGGACTTGCTCAGTTCCTCGACAAGAGCCTCGCCGAGCGACTTCTCGACATGTCGCCTGTGCATTGCGTATCCTCCTGCTCCGGCACCGGTGAATGCGGCGCCCCCAGCTCCTGCTGCGTACTTGCCCCTGTTCCGGGAGATGTGACCGCCGGTACGGTACACCAACGATGTGCCCTCGCGTGTGTGAGGCGGGGCGTCCTTCCCGTACTTCCAGCCGTACTTGAACTCGTGCGCCTTGCCACGCTGCACCTGGCTGGCCGGACTGCGGATCAGCGAGCTGCCGGCCTTCTTGGCCGCACCGGCCGCGTCCACGACGAACGTGCCCTTGCCGACCGGCTCCAGTTCTTCGTCGAGCTCGTACTCCTGTGCGTCTTCGGTGTCGTCCGGGACGATCACGAGTTCCTCGCCGTCCTCGCTGAACACGACATCGCCGAACTCCAGGTCATCGGTGTCGACAGGCTGGCCGTCGGCATCGAACAAGTACAGTTCCTCGGCGTCAGGCATGTCGGCCTCCTCGGTGAGCGACTTCGAGAACAGGATGGAAGCGTGTTGGTTGGCAGCGCGGTCCACGAGACTGATCTCGTCGATCTCCATGTCGCGGAGTTTCCGCATCGGACGTGCCATGGGCATATTCATAGCCGATCAACGGCAAACGCGCATCG